AGTTCGCGCAATAAGTGGGAAGGGTGACAAATCGGATAACATTGGTGGTATCAAGGGATTCGGAACATCCACCATAGTCAAGAAGTTTCCGATGTTGACCGAAGAACGTAAGGTGGAATTGGATGAAGTGTGCAAACACGCACTCTCATTCATAAACAAACCGAAACAGAAAGACAAAATGTATCAGCGACTATATGATGGAAGGGAGATAGTCGAAAGGAACTGTAAACTTATGCAGCTTGGGAACGTAGATATATCCGCGTCTGCCAAATCAAAGGTATTGGAAACCATCCGAAACCCAATCAAATCAATGAACAAGTTTCAGATGATGAAAATGTTCCTCGAAGATAAGTTGTATAACGGAATACCGAATATGGAATTGTGGTTGCGGGAACATTGGACGACAATTGAACGATATGCTCAGTTGTCACAAAAGAAGGAAATCAAATGAGTTCTGATAAAGACACATTTTTGCAGTATGGACATTCATTTCAGTTGAAGGTAATCGCATTGCTAATAAACGACTACGATTACCTTTCCAGCATCTATGACATAATCGAAACAAACTACTTTGACTCCGATTCATCGAAGTGGATCGTCAAAGACGTACAGGTTTACTTCGAACAGTACAAGACGAATCCTACGTGGGAGGCGATGGTCATTCGTGTAAAGGAAATTCCACAAGAACTTCTCCGCACCGCAGTTGCAATGATGTTGAAAGATGCATATGACTTACGCGCATCAACTGATTTGCAACAAGTGAAAGATTTGTCCCTCAAGTTCTGCGTAAATCAAGAGTTTGTCGCCGCGTTGAATGATGGAGTGAATCTTGTACAGAAGGGTGATTATGATGGAATGAGAGGCCGTCTCGATAAGGCGATGAAGGCGGGAATCAAGAAAGATTTGGGACAGAAGTACAAGGAAGCTTTAGATTTACGAATGGATGAATCTGCGCGTAGGACAATTCCGACACCGTGGGACGTTATCAATGACATTACCGATGGCGGTAGTTCAAGTGGTGATTTGTTTGTTATCGTTGCACCGCCGGGAGTAGGTAAAACGTGGGGTCTAGTGAACGTAGGCGCACACGCCTTGTCATTGGGCAAGACGGTGATACACTATTCGATGGAATTACAAGAGTCCTATGTAGGGCGCAGATATGACGCAAAGTTGAGTGGTATCTCCGCGCAGAACCTTAAGTATCATAAAGATGATATTCAGTCTGCAATAGACGCAATCAGTGGTAACTTGATTATCAAGTATTATCCGCCGAAGAACGCCTCTATTCAGACATTGCGTTCCCACATTCAGTCGTGCATCTTGCAAGGGTACAAACCCGACTTGGTGATTGTGGACTACGCAGACCTAATTAAACCGATGACTGGATTCAAGGAAATCCGTCACCAATTAGAAAATATCTATGAGGATTTGCGTTCGCTTGCTGGGGAGTTTGGTATACCATTTTGGACTGCTTCACAAGCGAATCGTTCATCCGCAGATTCAGAAATCATAGGTGGAGATAAGATCGCAGAGGCATATTCAAAGTTGATGGTTGCAGACTTTGTGATCTCGTTGTCTCGTCGCGCACAAGACAAGATTGGAAGTTCAGGTCGTTGGCACATAATCAAGAACCGATTCGGTCCTGATGGAATCACATTTCCATCGAAGATGAACACGTCAACAGGCCTCATTCAATTGTTCGAAGAGTCAACACCACAAGGTAAACAAGCGAAAGAGGATATGAAAGGTGGCGATATTACTATGAGAAGGATTCTCGGACAGAAATACAAAGATATGAAGGATGAAGATAAACCACCACTTGATATGAGAGAGGATTTGGGTGACAGATTAGGTGGATTCGAAGGTGGTGAAGATGGAGAACCAACAGAACCGGTGGCGATATGAAAAAGAAAGAACCTAAATACTTGTGGGAAGTTTTAGTACCTACAATGGAAAACGGAAAGGAAATCCCACTTGAATACCATCACAAATGGGATGCAAAAATAGAGACAGTGACAGGTGGACTTACGATACACAAGACAACAAAGGGTGTGTGGGTGAGTCCCGCCGGAAAGAGATATAAAGATGCAATGATTCCTGTTCGCGTGTTTTGCACTAAGAAACAGTTTGACCAAGTTCTGCAATTGACACTCGGACATTACAAGTATGAAGAGGAAGTGTTTGGGTATCGCGTGTCAGACAAAGTAATATCAAGACGGAGAAAGTAATGGACAAATTCCACCTATCAGAGAAATTTATTGAAGGGTTCAAAACGAAACGACCGCCATTCGGGTTCAATGGATTGGGGGAGTTGGTCTATATGCGTACCTATTCTCGTATCAAAGAGGATGGAGCGAATGAACAATGGTATGAAACGTGCCGCCGAGTGGTAGACGGTACATACAATATGCAGAGGAAATGGATAGATGAACACGGTCTAGGATGGAACTCGTGGCAGGCACAAAAGTCGGCGCAAGAAATGTACGAACGTATGTTTCAGATGAAGTTTCTGCCACCAGGCCGTGGACTGTGGGCAATGGGTTCTCCCATCACGGAAGAACGTGGATTATACGCAGCTCTAAACAACTGTGCGTTTGTGTCCACCAAGACACTGAAAGAAGATGGAGCAAAACCATTCACTTTCCTTATGGATGCCTCGATGTTGGGGGTGGGAGTAGGGTTTGATACGGTAGGCGCTGGGCAAATCATTGTGAAGAGCCCAAACCCAAAGAGGGATACAGAGACATACAAGATTCCTGATACACGTGAAGGATGGGTTGAAAGTCTGCGTCTACTTATTGAATCGTACTTTTATTCGTCCGCACCAATTCAGTTTGATTACTCATTGATTCGTGCTGCCGGAGCTCCCATTAAGGGATTCGGTGGTATATCTGCCGGGTGCAAACCCCTTTCTGATATGCACGATGCAGTACGTAGAACATTGGATAGAGAAGTCGGTTCACCCATTTCCATTACCGCAATCGTAGATATAATGAATCACGTAGGAAAGGCAGTAGTTGCTGGGAACGTGAGACGCACCGCAGAGATTGTCTTTGGAGATATGAACTCAAAGGAATATCTCGATTTGAAGAATTACGAAGTCAATCCGCAACGTGAAGAGTATGGTTGGACTTCAAACAACTCCATATTCGCAAAGGTGGGAATGTCATATGATTCTGCCTGCGAGAGAACAGTTTTCAATGGAGAACCAGGATTCGCGTGGTTAGAGAATATGCGTGGATACTCTAGGATGAACAATGGGCCCGATAACAAAGACGCACGTGCAGACGGCGGAAATCCGTGTCTAGAACAGACACTAGAATCGTATGAATTATGTTGTCTCGTTGAGACATTTCCATTCAATCATAAAGACCTAGACGATTATCGACGTACATTGAAGTTTGCGTATCTCTATGCAAAGACTGTCACGTTAGGTAAGACGCATTGGCCAGAAACCAATCGCGTTATGTTACGTAATAGACGTATAGGTTGCTCGGTAAGTGGTGTCGCGCAGTTCCTTCATAGGGAAGGTATAGATGTTCTTAAGACGTGGTTGACAGAGGGATATGATACAATCCAACAGTGGGATAAGGTATACTCGGATTGGATGGCAATTCCGCGCAGTATCAAAACCACATCCGTGAAACCAAGTGGTACGGTATCATTGCTTGCTGGTGCAACGCCGGGACTTCATTATCCAGAGAGTCGTTTCTACATTCGTAGATTCCGTCTTTCGAAGTTCAGTGATATGGTGAAACCACTAGAGAAGGCCGGATACATAGTGGAACCTTGTTATGGTTCCGAAGAAACTACGGTAGTCGTGGAAGTGCCTGTTGACATTGGTGAGGGTATCCGATGCGTGTCAGAAGTTTCTATGTGGGAACAGTTCGCGCTCGCTGCTTTTATGCAGAAATATTGGGCGGACAATCAAGTGAGTGCAACTATCTCATTTGACCCCGTGACTGAAGGCCCTCAGCTTGCACGTGCGTTGGACATTTATCAGTATCAGCTTAAGGGAATATCTTGTCTACCGCGTCACCAAGAGGGAGCGTTCCGTCAAATGCCATACGAGAAAATAAACGAACAAACCTACATTGCGAAATTTAATAAAATTCGCAAACTTAATATGACTAATGTGAAGGGAGAAGAAGCAGACGTTGAGAAGTTCTGCAACAATGACGTGTGTGAATTTCCTTTACCGACCACTTGATTTTGTCAGGAAAATTGGTTACATTATACTACACTCAAATAAAGGTTTTGTTATGTACATAAGAAATTGCCCGAAGTGCGATAAAGAACTTATCTATTCTCGAAAAGATGTAATGAAATTAGCGATGAAGCGAAATTCTGTGAATTTATAGAATTGAAGGAATGGTTATGATTCAACCAAATGTAACTCACCCCTTATATGGAAGGCGTATTTTACACGTTTTGTCTCCTGTCAGATGGAGTGCTAAAAAATACCAACATCAATCGGATTCGAATTATCAAGTAATGGAAAAAACCGTCCGTTGGTTGCCGATGTGTCACCACTACATCTTGGTTCCGAAGAACAATTCCATTCCTAACAACCGCGAGAATGTCACACTCGTACCATTCCCATACCCCGGAAGTGTGTTGTACAATCGAGCGTTTTTCGATTCTAAGGCGTTTCTTGAATGGTTTGATCCGCAGAAAATGGATATTGATTTTGTGTTCTGTCACCAACCCGAATTACTCTACAATATAGAAGGAACACTACACGTTGCTCGTATCGCTCCGACTCTAAAGAAATTTGCGTTCTTCCATTGGGTAGATTGTCCGCAGAGTATTCCGATAGGTGATTATCCTGAAGGATTTTGGAGATTGATAGAGGCGGTGTCGCTAGCCGACAAGTCGTTTTTTCACTCACCTACCGCGATTGAATACCTACGGTCGAACTTCAAAAAACCGAAAGTAGTGAATGGATTGAACGATGAAGAGTTCGCAAAGAAAGTCACGTGGATGCCGTTGTCCATTGCTGGACTACCTTCGAAGTCTGAACCATTTCCATTACCAAAGGGAAAGAAGGTTCTAGTATTTCCGCACCGATGGAACAACACTACGGGGATTGAACGGTTAATCAAGTATACCGAAGAATTGGACAGAGACAGGTTCCTTGTGTGGGTAACAGACCCAGATGCAATGCATCCGAAAGCCGGAGTGCCTGCACCTTCGTGGATGAAGGTATGCAATCTACCGAATGGAAAACAATACCGTTACCTATTGGAAAAGGCGTATGCAACGTTGACATTCGTAGATGATTATGCAACGTGGAATATGGCGGTACAAGATGGATTGACCATAGGAACGCCGGGACTTGTGTATGAACACCCTGCAATGCCAGAGATTCTTGGAGAGGGATACCCACTCTACTTCAAAAACAAAGAAACGTTTTTGATGCAATTGAAAACCGTCGAAGATGATGATGTACGAGCGATGTTGTCACAATGGCCCCTTCCAAACCACGATGAACGATTTCAAGTGAATCTTCTCAATGCAATGCGAGAGAACATTCACGTGATGAAACAAGAACCAAAAGCGACACGCGAATGGTTGTACCACATTCTGAAACTCGGAGAGGAAGGATACAAAAGACACCTACTCGCAAATACACACCCGGATTTGTTTGCAAGTAATTCGTGGGAACGAGTGCGTTGCTGGTGTATGGAACAAGGTGTCCTAGACGACCCGAATAGTAAGTATACAAGGTTGTGGGTGCCGCCTAGTGCGTTGAAGAAAGTAAAAGAGTTGATTACAGAGGGAAAGATTGACCCTAAGACACCGACAGTGCGTGACAAGGATTTCATTGTCGAAACGAGTAAGAAATTTTCGGAGTTCTTCACATAATGTATCAGAGCATTTACTTTGAACAAGAGGCGCAGAAGATTCATCTTTGGGACGACAAGGATGGGTATTCCTCATTTCCATTTAAGGGATACGCATATGTCAAGGCCAAAACCAGCGTAGGAACAGTTTTTACCATCTTTGGTGATACGGTGAAGAAAGTTCAACGATGGAGTAAGCAAGATGAAGCCGACGGAAATGTATTCGAATCAGATGTGCCAGTTCTAACACGTGTGTTGGTGGATGAATATACGGATTCCGATGAAGTACCTATCGGACACAAGATTGCCGTTCTTGATATTGAAGTATCCGCAATCGGTGGATTCCCCAATATACAAGAGGCGGACAAAGAAGTGAACGCAATCGGTTTATGGGATGAATCGGGACAGAAACTTTACGGATGGGTTCTCAATCGTTTAGAGAAACGTGAGAACTATGTGGATGGTCAAGAAGTGTTGACATTCGTGGAAACCGAAGAGGATTTGTTGTCGCAGTTCCTATTGAAGTATGCAGAAATCAAACCGACTATATTGACAGGCTGGAACATAGACAAATTCGACATTCCCTATCTCTATCGAAGGATGAAGCGTATTCTCGGTGGAGAGTTCGCGAATATGTTGAGTCCAATCAGTCTTGTTGAATGGAGTGACTTCAAGGAACAGTATCAGATTGCTGGTGTATCGGTATTGGACTATCTTGGATTATATAAGAAGTTCACATATACACAAGAATCATCGTATAACCTAGACGCCATCGGGCAGAAAGAAGTCAAGATGGGTAAGGTGAAGTATGAAGGTTCTCTTGATAAGTTGTATGCAACGGACTTGAAGAAGTTCATCGAATACAACTTGCAGGACGTAAAGATAGTTCACGCGATTGACCAAAAGATGCAGTTGATTAACCTTGCGATTATGTTGTCTCACAAGGCTCACACTCCATATCAAGACGTATATTTCAACTCACGTGTCATTGACGGTGCAATCCTTACGCATCTGAAACGATTGAAGATTGTTGCACCGTCAAAGAAGTTTCGAAGTATGGATGATGCGAGAGCCGCCGGGCTAGACGAAATTCCAGGGGCATATGTGATGGAACCTATACCGGGAAGGTATGAATGGATATTCGATTTGGATATGACTTCTCTGTATCCATCTGTGATTATGAGTTTGAACATTTCTCCTGAAACGAAGATAGGAAAGGTAAACGACTGGGACGCAGAGGCATATGTAAAGGATGAACTACCAATAGTGACGTTCGACTCGAAGGGAAAGTCAAAGAGATTTAGTGGACAAGAACTGAAAGAGTTTTTGGAAGCACATCAGTATTCCATTGCATCAAACGGTGTTGTGTATAGTACAGAAACGCTGGGACTCATTCCGTCAATACTGAATGAATGGTTCAAGGAACGCATTGAGTACAAGAACTTAATGAAGAAACACGGCAAGGAAAACGACAAACCGAAGTACGAGTATTTCAAACACAAACAGTTGGTTATCAAGACACTGTTAAACTCTGTGTATGGTGTTCTTGGATTGCCTGTGTTTCGGTTCTTCGATTCAGATAATGCGTCCGCAGTTACAACCACTGGAGTTACCATTATCAAGTTCGCACAACGAATGGTGAATCAATTTTATGGACACGAATTGGGGAAGGATGCCGACTACTGCATCTATATGGATACGGATTCGACATTCTTTAGTTCCCTTCCAATGATTAAGTATAGATTCCCAACTGCGGACTATACGAACGAAGATTTTATGGTTGAACAGACCATAAAGATTGCTGGGGAAGTGCAAGTGTGGTTGAATAAGGCCTTTGATTTCTTTGCAATGGAATTTTTGAATCTTAAGGAACACCGATTCGACATTAAACAAGAAGTCATTGCGCGTTCGGGAATATGGGTTGCAAAGAAAAGGTATGCACACTGGATTATCAACGACAACGGTGTGAAGTTGGACAAGTTGGAAGTGAAGGGACTTGATACTGTCCGTTCGAACTTCCCTAAGGCCTTCAAGGGTCTATTGAAGGAAATCCTTACGATGATTCTCAAAGGTAATCCAAAGTCGGAAATTGACGAGAAGATTCTTGCGTTCAAAAAGAACCTACCGAATCTCGATGTGCGTGAGATAGCGAAACCTACGAGTGTTAAGGGCATTTCTAAGTATGCAGTTGATAAACGCGGAACCAAATTGATGAAGGGGTCAACAGATATTTTCCGTAAGGCAGTCAAAGGTACGCCAGCGCACGTGAAAGCTGCCATCAATTATAACAACTTCATCGTGTATATGGGATTGGACAAGAACTTCGAACCATTGTATGAGAGTGAAAAGATTCGGTGGACGTATCTCAAAGACAATCCATTCGGTATAGATGAAATCGCGTTCCGTGGATATGAAGACCCACCAGAATTGATGGAGTTTGTTGTAAAGTACATTGACGTAACGAAGATATACGAACACGAATTGGAAAGTAAACTACAAGATGTTTTCAGTGCAATGTCGTGGGGTATGCCTTCACAATCCGCAAAGAAGTTTGCTGAATTTTTTGATTTTTAACAGAACAAACAACAAGAAAGGATACACATATGAGTAAGACAAGTATAGATAAATCCAAACTCGAAGGTTTTATTCAGCGTTACTATCTCGGTGGACTCGGTAAGTCCGTTGTATGGAAGTTCGATGGAAAGAAACTCATAACAGAGTATGCAACCGAAGCGAGAACGATGAAGGGAACTGTTGTTCTTAAGGGACTAACCTACCCCGATGCGTTCAATCTTGGTATCTTCGATACAGAGAAGTTGTTGAAGTTGATAGGTGGTTTGGACAATGAATGTGAGATGAAGGTTCTCATTACAGATAATGAAGCAAAATCCCTAGAACTTTCCGACAAAAATTCGGAGATACGATTTATGCTTTCGTCCATTGATATGATCCCCTCGATTCCGAAGGCGAAGGATATTCCAAAAGGTGATGTATCGGTGAAGTTGACAAATGAAGTCCTCGAACGATTCATAAAACACGCAAACGCATTGTCCGAAGTCGGAACGTTCACGTTCTCTGTTAAGAAAGATATGGCAGAGTTCAAAATCGGATACACGTCCGTCGCATCGAATACTATTTCTACGTATGCGGAATTGGAAGTATCAAAACCAATTTCACCTATTGTGTTTCCTACACCGGTGTTCAAGGAAATCTTCTCTGCAAACAAAGATGCGACGAAGATGAGCTTGGAAGTCTCTGAAAAAGGACTCGCAAAGATGGAGTTTGATTCCGACGACTATAAGACAACCTATTTTGCAGTATCAACCGAAGAGGCGAAGTAATGAGAAAGACGACAACCAAACCAGTAGAGGAAATATACGTTTACTTTTGTGACATTTGCGGAAAATCCTGTAATGGTCACACGTGCGTAATTTGTGGTAGAGAGATTTGCAGAGAGTGTACTGTCTATCACGATATGTATGACTGTGATTTGAGGGAACCAAACAATTACAATTCCGACCGACCGGAACGAATATGTCGTCCGTGTTGGGACAGTGGAGAGGAATTTCGTGAGAAGATAATGGAGATACGAGAGGCGAAGGAGAAACAAGAAGAAGAACTAATGAAAGCGTGGAAGTTCCTCACGTTTCCCGACAGAAAGGGTATAATGTAATGGACTTTGAAGATAAACCAGTGAAAATGATAGACGCAAAGACGCAGATGATAATAGACCAAATTTTGGCCTATCACGGAATGGGTATGAACGAATACCAAAGACTTGCACACGCAACCGTCAAGTATCCTGAAGATATGAAGGTGATTTACCCTACTCTTGGATTGTGCGGAGAAGCGGGCGAAACTGCGGAGAAGATTAAGAAGTGGATACGAGACGATAACCGTGTAATGACGCCAGAGAGATTGGAACTAATCAAGAAAGAAATGGGTGATGTGTTGTGGTATCTTGCCGCCCTTACCTATGATTTGGGTTTGACTCTCGATGAAGTTGCACGACACAACATACAGAAACTCCAAGACCGAAGGGAACGTGGAGTAATCAAAGGAACGGGAGATATACGATGAAGGATACGCCTGGTGCAGATGAAGTGTTTCCGATTGCGAGACAAGCTTCATCACTTGATGATATTATTTCTATTCGACCCGATGATCCAGTAACGTGTAGATTGTGTGGGAGTGAACTTGAACGGGTAAGAATAAACGAAAACTTGTATGAGTTCAGATGCTCAAACCACGGGGTACGTTGGACGTGGGAGTATGTTTACGATGGAAAAATAAAGGAACAAAGGAATGATTGAACATACATTATGGGTAGAGAAATATAGACCCCAAAATCTTGAAGAGTATATTGGGAATACAGAACTCAAAGCGAAGATGCAGGTGTTTATTGAGAGTGGGGATATACCACACCTTCTTTTGGTAGGGCCTGCCGGGACCGGTAAAACCACACTCGCAAAAGTACTCGCGAAGAATACCGACTGTGACTTACTCTATATCAACGCGAGTAGTGAGAACTCCGTGGACATTATGAGGAACAAGATTCAAGACTTTTGTTCCACCACGGGGTTTGCAACGTTCAAATTGATCGTGTTGGACGAAGCAGATTTTCTCACTCCTAATGCACAAGCTGCGTTGCGCAATCTAATGGAGACGTTCTCCAAATATACGCGATTCATCCTTACTGCAAACTACGCGGAGAGAATGATCGACCCTATACAGAGTAGGTGTCAAGTGTTCAAGATTGTACCTCCGAAAAAGGAATCGGTTGCGGTGCGTCTCGTACAGATTCTCGATACAGAGGGTGTTGTGTATACCCTAGAAGATATTGCGATGATTGTGAACAGTGGATACCCCGACATTCGAAGGGTTATCAATTCCGCGCAACGACAGAACGTCAAGGGTGTGTTGACCGTAGACAAGTATGCAATGTTGCAGAACGATTATAAGTTGCAGTTGTTGGAACACTTGAAGAACGATTCCAAATCTCAAGCGTTCAACAACATTCGTCAGTTGCTTGCGGATACGCAAGTGAATGACTATACGGACTTGTACCGTTTGTTGTTTGATGAAATTGAAACCTACGCGAAGGGGCACATTGCGTCTGTCATTCTGATATTGGGGGATGCAAATGCAACGGACACGTTCGCAGTAGACAAAGAGATTCACGTAATGAGTATGATTATCAAGATACTCGCAGACATAAAAACCAAATGAGGCGCATATGAATGTAGCACAAGTAGTGACAGAGTTGCTTCGGTATCCACCTGACGCAAATGTGGTTTTCTCAAAGGTATTCGTCGTACCAGCAAATCAACCGCCGCCTGGAACGACAGAAGAAGAGAAAGCGGAACTTGAACCTGATGAAGAGTTCATATGCGTCATTGACGTACCAGTGATTGGTGTTGCACACAACCCAGACGATAATGAAGTTCGTTTCGTTATCGGTGCAAAGAACGAGAAAGAGATTTATGAAATGTACGGAGAGTTCAATTTAACATTCGAGAAAAAAGAAGGAGAGACAGAAAATGGCAAACAAACTCAATAACGTCAACATAGACCTAAACCAAGTACCTCTTGAAGAGTGTGCTGTATGTCATCACACCCAATGGAAGGTTGTCTATCTTCTCAAGAAGTTGTCCGCACTTATTTCACCGACAGCCAAACAGACCATTGTTCCGATTCAGGTGTTTGCGTGTGACAGTTGCGGTACAATGAGTCCTCTCTTTGACAACTTGAATAAGACAGAGGAAATACCACGGTCGGCGGGCGTAAGTATAGAAGGTGCAACGTTGGAAGATGCTCCACCGAAAGAACAAACAACAAAGAGTGGTTTGTATATCTAATGCCACGACCGAAGAAAAAGAAAGTCGTAGAATCAACAGAGAGTCCGTCGCATAAGTCACGGAATCTCTTTGACCATTTACGGTACTTGACAGAGGGTGACAACCCTGTGCAGTATTGGAACGAACTTACCGATGCAGAAAAGAAAGAGTTCAGTCCATATATGATTAACCGGTGGTTGTCAATGAATCCCGATTGGACCGACTTTGTAGATGAACTGCAACGTTTGACAATTGGGCCTCTCGGAAAGAAAGAGGTTTTTCGTCTGTATTGGGAGATTCTACCCAAAGGTAAGTACTTCTTCAAGTACGTTAAGGCGAAGGACGCCAAGACCATCCCCGTCGCATTGGCGACCATCCTGAAGGTGTTCTTCAGGGATAGTGACCATAACGTGAGGGAGAACTACTTTACGTTGATGCGTACAGAGGAAGGAAAGAACTTTCTCCGTCAACTACTCGCAGATTTTGGAACACAAGAAGCCGAACTCAAGAAAATCAAGAAAGAAACTAGGTTATGAAAAAGAAAGAGAAAATGGTTATAGTGTTGTGGAGTGGTGGAATGGATTCAACATTCCTAGTGCAGAAATACTTGCAAGAAGGCCACAAAGTCAACGCGGTTTACTTCACTCTTGAGAACAACGAAACGAAATCTAAAGCGGAACTTCAAGCGACAACGAAAATGGGAGATTTGATAAGGGAAACTTTCCCGAAGGGAAATTTCAGTTTTAGTAATCAAGCGATGGGAAGAGCTGAAGTCAGTCGTGGTGGTGATATAGTTGCACACCAAGTACCCTTTTGGATTCTTGCTGCGCTCTTTGCGATAGACCAATCGGTAGACGAAGTTGCAATCGGTTATGTACAGAATGATTGTATGATTTCATTCTTGGACGATATTCGGAGAGTGTACAAGGCATATCAACCATTCTTTTCATACAAGTTACCGAAACTTGTGTTTCCGTTGATGAAGTGGACTAAACAAGAAATCAGAGACGCACTCGCGAAAGAGTTAATGGAGTTGTGTGTGTGGTGCGAAAATCCTAATGATGTTCTTGGTGCAGGTAAAGTATTTGAACCTTGTGGATATTGTGCTCCTTGTAAGAGACACAAGGAATTGGAACCGTGGAGATTCAAAGACTATCATCCGCCGGAGTGTGAGAAAATGACAATAGACGACGGAACAGTTGAATTGAAAGAAAGAGACGAAGTGTTTTCGAAACTCGACATATCCGTAGGAAGAAAGTCAACTACGGATTGGAACTAACAAATGGAGAACCTATGAAACAAGGAAGAGTATTTCTACTCGGTGTAGGACACCGAGCGCGGCAAGGTAAAGATACAGTTGCAGGATTCATTTCAGATATGCGAAAGAACGTCTACACATTGCATTTTGCAGATGCATTGTATAAGGAAGTGAGAAACAAGGAACGTAAGTATCCTCTCGTTATTCAGTGCGGAACGAACGCATCGCCGGGGTCAGGTAAATACTATATGTTGCTTGACAATGCAGAAGAGGGAAGGTATCTATGTTTCAGACCCGAGAATGTGATGTACCTTCACCAACTATTCGTGCAGAGGGGAATCGCGGAATATATGGGTATGAATGAAAAGGATGCTCCGATGCTTCAGTTTTGGGGAACGGACTTCCGTAGAGCACAAGACCCCGATTATTGGGTGAAGAGAACGAACGAACAAGTCCAATGGTTGAGGGAGAATTTTCGTGAGGTGCCCGCAGATATATACATTGTCGTGAGTGATACGCGATTCAAGAATGAAGTTGCGTACATTAAGAACAATGGTGGGTACTACATTCGTGTAGTCCGTCTTTCCGCCGCCGCGAAACCATACGTAGACCCTTCACGTGACCCCAATCATCCGTCAGAGATTGACATTAAGGATGAAGAACCATACTGTACGTTGGTTGCATTGAGTGGCGACTTACCAACATTGAAGAGTTCAACTGCAACGTTGTTGAAAAGATTGGAAGAGAACTAATGGGAAAATTACACGGACGAAGGATACTGCACTATATGTCACCCGTCCGTTTCGATGGGAATGTATTCAACCACGAGGCGGATTCAAACTACAAGGTAATGGAAAAGACAATCAATTGGTTGCCTGAATGCCATCACTATGTTTTGGTTCCACAAGTCTACACAATCCCTGACAATCGCTCGAACGTTACTCTTATTAAGTATCCATATCCGCACAATGCAGTATCAAACCGTTCGCAGTTCGACGCGGTTGCGTTTCTCAAGTTGGTGGATATGAAACAGATGGACTTCGACTTCGTATTCTGTCACCAACCGGAACTACTCTACAACATCCTTGTTGCATTGATGGATAGACGGTATGGTGAAATGTTGCACCGATTCGTGTTTTATCATTGGATTGACTGTTCGGCCAGCAGAGGGTCACCTGCAATTCCGCCTTCATATATGCGACAATTAGAGGCGATGAACTTATGCACGAAGTTCTTTGTTCATTCGGAAATTGCAATAGACTATCTTGAATCCAACTTCAAACGTTTACGTGCGGTGCGCGGTATTGACCGCAATTTCCTTGCAGACAAAGGATTGCTGATGCCATTGTCCTCTTATGTATCGGAAAAGAAACGACCATTTGATATACCGTTGGACAAACCAATTGTGGTGTTCAATCATCGCTGGTCACAATCCACAGGGATGAACAGATTCCTAGAATACACTTCTGGGACAACTGATAGATACTTATATGTAATCACCGATGCTACTGCGGAGAACGTACCAAAGGGTTATTACGTAGTTCCTAAACGATTGGACTCTCAAGAATATGCGTGGTTGTTAAGTAAGACCTATGCAATGGTCTGTTTCGTAGACGACTATGCAACGTGGAATATGGCAGTACAAGATGGAATGGCGGTAAACAAACCTGTATTGGTGTACAAACACCCGGTTATGAGTGTAATTCTTGGTAAAGACTATCCATTCTATTTTGAGACGCAAGAAGAGTTCTCGACCAAGATTGAGAAACTTCCGCGTTCACTTTCATATCCATTAGACGATCACGATACAGTATTCAAGAAGAACCTTTTGGACGCAATGGTAGAGTGTGTATCACAAGAGGGAGATACACCGAAAGATGCTCTCACGTGGGCCTGGTACATTCTCAATGGGTTGCATTACAAGAATGACATAACCAATCAGATACAATCCACCATTCAATTGAACTCGGTATGGCAATATATTCGTCGTTGGTTGATGAACAATGGGTTTACAGACAATCCGAATAGCCCTTATACGTCTTACAGTGTAATTCCCGACAAAGAGGCTGCATTACAAGAGATGGTGAAAGACTTGCATCTGCGAATCAAGGCAAAGACAAACAAACAGACAGTAATCACAAAGAAGAACCACGGGTTCTGGGAGTAGTTATGGTACAAGAAAGATATTTAGTCGAAGTTGAACGCACAACAAATGGATGGATAGTGCGAGAGATAGAAGAGAAACCGCAATATAGAACAGAACCTAATAACAATGGTTGCTGGCCTATGAGTTACATTGCCGGATATGAGAAGGAAGTGACCACACGTGTTTACGGTAAAGAACAATACCACGAAATGTTACAGTATCTTGTGGACAGAACTGCGTTCGGTAATGCGCCGGAAGTAGTACTCAAAGAGGAAGAACCGAAAACAGAAAAGGGAATACTACATTCGTGAGTGAAGAAAAAGAAATAGATAAGGGTAAGACTATATCCTACACGCAGTTCTCGATGTGGCAAGAATGTCCCTTCCGTTGGAAGTTGAACTACATTGACCGCAAGAGAATCAAGACAGAGACAATCAATACTTTGTTTGGACGGTCAATGCACGAAGTCTTTCAAAAGTATTTGGAAGTATTCTATGGTACGTCCGTGATAGCTGCGGACGCACTAGACCTTCCGAAGATGCTGTTGGAACGAATGATGGCGAACTTCGAAGATATAACGAAGAAGAACATTCCAATTCAAACTACTCCGCAGGAAATGACGGAGTTTTGGGAACAAGGAACGGACATCATCTATTGGTTTGTGAAGAACAAAGGAGAATACTTCTCGAAACGCGGGCACGAATTGGTAGGGTGTGAAGTAGAGATACAGTTCCCAATTCAGAATGGTGTTACGATGAACGGATGCCTTGATGTGGTAATTCGCGACACGGTATTGAACAAAATCACCATCTACGATTTCAAAACTTCTTATCAAGGATGGAACAAGTATCAGAAAGCCGATAAACGGAAAATGATGCAGTTGGTTCTCTACAAAGCCTTCTACGCTGCCCAATACGGATACGACCCCAAAGACGTGACCGTGGAGTTTCTTATTCTCAAACGCAAGTTGTTTGAGAAGGCAGAATGGCCGCAGAAACGTATACAGAGGATTACACCTGCGAGTGGAAGTATAACGATGAAGGAAGTCCTCAATGAGTTGAGGGAGTTTGTCGGTAAATGTTTTGATGAGAATGGTAAGCATCGAGCCAGCGCGGAGTACCCTAAAAATCCATCTGTTAAGACGTGCAAATATTGCGAGTTTGCAGACCGACCGGACATATGCGATAAGAACAATCCGAAGAAGGCTGCGCGATTGATTGCGGAGAAAAAGAATGGATAATCCAATAAGGTACAGTGTAAGAATCAAATTGACGGACTTCATAGGTACGGAGTTTGAAGAGAAGATTGTCACCTACATTGCGGAAGTTGCAAGGGAAACTGGGAAAAGGATATTTCTCAAGTTATGGTATAAGAATGACGAGTTGACGCAATCACAAGTTTCGGATTTCGTGAAGAAGTATGAAACAGTACTTGAAGATATAGGTACGAACATTCACGTAGGTGATGTTGAACCGTGGCAGCAAAAGAGTTGGTTCAATATCAAGAGACGTGGAGAGAGTACGCAGATGCAGTACCGACACGAATACATTTATGTAGACGTGGATGGAATCTTTCTCGGTCTGCACGTATTCAAGAAGATGGTGATTGGTGTGGAGAAACCACAACCGCCTCCGAATGTCATACGGCGCGAAGGAGAGGAAGTTGGAAAACCAAATGGTAAAGGTTATCGTGTATCAATCAGGAGGGTGAATGACCGCGTTCAAAAGCAAGTTCCGAAGGAGTAAACGAATGAAAATAGGAATAGTGGGAAGTAGAATTTGGACGGACAAAAAAAAGATACGAGATTTCATCGGACTATGTATGGAAGAGTTTGGTGCAGACCTGGAGATTGTAAGTGGTGGTTGTAAAGACGGTGCAGACAGATATGCAAAGGAATGTGCGTTGTCTCTCGGAGTGAAGTATGTAGAGTTTCCACCATTACATCATCCGCACAATTGTTATTGTCCTGAACCACCATATATGTACAATCAACAATATCACGTGCGCTACTTTTTTATGAGGAACAAACAGATTGTGGAGTACTCGGACAAGATTGTTGCCTTCATTCCGAAGGGTCACGTATCCAATGGTACGAACAACACTCTAATGTGGGCAGACAAGTTAAAGAAACCATCAGTCATAATCAATTGAGGATCATATGGAACCATATGTGTATTTACTACTTGAATTTCACCAAGAAGGATATTGGAAAGTTGATATATTGGTAGGTGTAGGACCAACAGTCTATATGAGTGAACAAGATGCGTGGGACGAAGCAAACCGACTGAACGACCAAAGAGATTCCGCGTGGAGTAATTTTTGGAAAGTCGAAAAACGCAACATAACTTTTGGCGATCTATAAGAAAGGGACGAGAATGAAAGCAAAATACAAAGCAAAGTTGGAAGCTGCAATAAATAAGTTCATCGAAGATAATTGTCAAGATGATGATATGATTCCAAATGAAGCATATTATCCTGATTGCCTTGTTGAGATGATGACAGATGCAGCAGAAGTCGTGTTCGATATGAGTGTACAAGCGCAAGAATTTTACATAAACGAAAGGGAATAAAATGAAAGTGTATCTTGCAGGCCCAATAACAGGTCTTTCGTGGGGTGAAGCGACAGATTGGAGAGAGAAAGTGAAGGCGGACTTGAAAGAAGTCGGTATCACGTGTTACTCTCCGTTACGTGCAAAGACATATCTCTCTCACCTTGACGGACAGAACGGACACATTGCAGATTCCTATTCAAAGGAAATCTCTCCATTGTCTACTCCCAAAGGAATCATCACACGCGACAGATGGGACGCGACAAGGTGTGATGTTCTTTTTGTGAATTTCCTCGGTGCAAAGAAAGTATCAATCGGTACTGTCTTAGAGATTGCGTGGGCGGACAATTCAGGCAAACCAATCGTCGTTGTGATGGAACCCGATAACATTCATCAGCACTCAATGTTGAATGAATGTGCTGGATACATTGTTGATTCTATTGAAGTGGGAATCCATATAGTCAAGGCACTCTTAACAACAATGTGAGGGTAATATGGATAGAGAGAAACTGGTTTTGATGATGCAAGGTGCAGTTACTAAATGTGTGCCAAGCCAAGATGGTATTGACGCAATGGAACAAAATTACACAATGCGTCTGCACGACTTGACAGATGAACAGAAAACAATTTGGTTCCTTTTGTTTTCTACACGTATGATGCTTAATGCATACGGAATTTCAGCAAAGTTGTTGAAGGTAGAACTACCAGAAATTGAATTTCACAATGTCAAACTTCCACCAGAAGAAAAGGAATAATATGAATTGGAATGAAAAGTTTTTCGCAATGGTTGATTTGGTTGCATCGTGGTCACGTGACCCCTCAACAAAAACCGGTGCGGTTATAGTAGACGATGAACATAATGTCCGTTCAGTTGGTTACAACGGATTTCCGCGTGGAGTAGACGACACAATTGAATCAAGGTATGTTCGCCCAGAGAAGTATAAGTGGATGGAACACGCCGAGAGAAATGCAATCTTCGCAGCTGCACTTCACGGAACACCGACTGGATGGTGCAGTATGTATACTGCGTGGCATCCTTGTTCGGATTGCGCTCGCGCAATAGTACAGAGTGGAATCAAAGCCGTAATCATTGACGGACGCAAGTACAAGGGAGATAGCGATGCGGACGCACGATGGGCAGAGGATTTTGTTATAGCAAGACAAATACTTCAAGAAGGTGGAGTAGATGTTGAGATTCTAGACAAGGAACCCGATGGTGGTAGTTGGTTCACAAGAGAAGAAAGGATTGCAGACGTATGAAAATATATCTCATTTGTCCTGTCCGTATGGCGACAGAGTACACAACCGATACAGCGAAATACTATGTGGAGAAGTTCGAATCAGAGGGACACACCGTATTCTATCCGCAACGTGACGTTGAACAAGAGAATGATCCCACAGGATTGAACATTGTAGAAACGGAACTGCGAGCAATCCGCGAGTGTGACGTTGTGTATATCATATGGAACAAGGAGTCGAAAGGTTCACACTTTGATTTGGGAGCCGCGCTAGCGTTGAAGAAACCCGTGGTGCTTTTGAAGTCCATATTTCCTGATGATGAAGGAAAATCCTATGAAAAAGTTATCAAAATCAAGGCTGGGGATGCTATAGAACTTCCCAAAGGTCGAATATTTGAACCTTTTGTATAATCCCACAATACTTATACTAAAGGTAACAAAATGAAGGTAACGTAAAAGGAAGGAATGTTATGGAAGAGAAGTTAATCAATGGGTTCCCTTACATACCGAAAGACCAACGTAAGAAAATCCTATTATTGTCAGACGACCTACGAATGAGTAGTGGTATTGGCACAATGTCACGTGAGATTGTAGTCAACACCGCGCATCATTACAACTGGGTACAGATAGGTGGTGCAATCAACCACCCGGAAGTCAACAAACGAGTTGACATTTCTCAGGCCGTCAATGAAGAAATGGGATTGGACGATGCCAGTATTATCATCTATCCTTTCAATGGGTATGGAAACATTGATTTTGTTCGCTACCTTATTGACACAGAGAAAATAGATGCGATTATGCCCTATACCGACCCTCGGTTTTGGGGATGGTTATTCAACCACGAACACGAACTCCGTCAGAAAATGCCTATGCTGTTTTACCACGTATGGGATGATATGCCGTTTCCAAAATACAATGAAGGATACTACGAGTCGTGTGATTGGATTAGTTGTATATCCAAACAGACATACAACATTGTGAAACACGTATGGACGAAGTATCCACCAAGGCCTGACCAAGTGCAGTATATTCCTCACGGAATCCCTACAAGGATTTTCTATCCTGTCACGGAACAGAATCCAGGAAAGATGCAGAAAGTCTTTACAGGTAAATCGCACAAAGAGAAGGATGAAAAGGGGGCGCTGGTAGACATTCAAGAAACGGCATTGAAGTCCGACTATACCTTACTTCAAGAATTGAAGAAGATGATGTTGAAGGATTTCGTTCCTGAGTTTGTCCTTTTGTATGTCAATAGAAATGTGCGAAGGAAAATGACTTCCGATGTTATCCTTGCGTACAATAAGTTTTGTAATGAACTACCGCCAGAGAAGGCGGCGAAGTGTTTGTTGATGATGCATACCGCAGTTGTGGATGAAGCAGGAACAAACCTTCAAGCTGTAATTGATGATATGGAAATCAAACACAAAATTGCGATTTCCGATAAACGTATTGAACCACGGTTTATGAACCTTATCTTTAACCTTGCAGACGTTACCATTAACCTTTCTTCGAATGAAGGATTTGGTTTAGGTACTGCGGAGTCCCTGATGGCCGGGACACCAATCATTGTGAATGTGACCGGTGGGTTACAAGATCAATGTGGGTTTATGAAGGAAGATGGCTCGTTAGTGACCATCGAAGACTTCAATAAAGAGTGGGGTTCTAATCACGATGGACGTTACACGAAACACGGAGAATGGTGCAAACCCATTTTCCCAGCTACATTATCGCTCCAAGGATCAGTACCAACGCCGTACATTTATGATGATAGGTGTCGGTGGCAAGATGTTGCAACTCTCATACGAGAGTACTACGATATGGGAAGGGACGAACGAAAACGAGTTGGCCTTCTCGGTCGCGAATACTTGCTCACTCCATCAGTCGGTATGTCTGCTGATGAAATGGCAAGAAGGTTTATGGAAGGTATGGATACTGCGTTTGCGAATTTCAAACCACGGAAACAATTCACACTATATAAGGTATAACAATGAGATTACTAGCTTATCTATGGACAAAATGGTGTTTGTATCACGAAATTGCTCGCAAGATGCGTCTTGAAGAGAATTTGCAGTATACGAACGCAAGGATTGCTTCGATGCAGAACGCAATAAATGCCGGATTCATTTCTGAAGCACAATATGCGGAACATAACCAGAAATTGATTGAAAACCGCAAACGTCAGGCAGGTCCGAACTACGAAAAGGAACTTGCAGAATTTCGTAAGAAAACGTTCCCGCCTGATTTCAAGCCGAAGAAACGTTTCAAAGATAGTAAGGATAAGAACGCAATCAAGGAAGGTGAGGAACGAAGTGGGTTTGTTCGCGTCCTTGCGAAACGTCCTTTGAAACAAGATTCTGATTCTCTCGTTGACCCTTCAACAGTGAAGTCCGTGGAAACAACCTAACGGAGAATAACAATGAGTATCAGATCAATATGGAAGTACTACCGTCTTAAGACACGGTATGAACGAGCCGCACGTCTATATCTTAAAGGGTCTAGACTTGTGGAGAGACACGAAAAGACGCTTCAAGATGCACAACGTAATGCATTTTTGGGATTACCTCTTGAGTATCCATATGCCGTGCCGCAGTTTGTGAGACACGAAAGCGGTGCGTTCCGACTTGCGTTACCAAAAGAGAAAGAACCAAATCGTATCCAGAAATGGGTTACGAAGTTGCAAGATGAACAACAGATGCGTCTGGTAGTGGGAGAGTACATACCCCACCTATGGCACACAACGTATAACGAGAGTCATAGACCTACGTTCTTGACGAAGTTGCTGGACAAATACATTAACGTATATAAACACGTACCGATTCCACCTGAGTATTCTGATCCGTTTGAAGAGACGGGCGTTGCATATCGCGCAGGTATCACAACGGTTCCTGAAGATATAAGGGATGATATTACAAAAGCGAATGACGCAATCAAAGAGGAAGAGGATTACGCGAAAGAAAAACGTGACTGGCCAGTGCGTAAGTATACAATCAGAAAACTTGCCGCAGTTACCTTGAACTTGCAGAAGGATTTCGACAATGCAATTGAGGAACTGAAACAAGACGAGAATATGGCGGTCATACGGGACGCATTGAAACGTATGGATAAACAAGAACGTATACAAGCCGCAATGGATGCGATTACATTACCGACAGACGATGAAGAAGAGGATGATGGTTTGAGTACTGCGGTCAGAACTGCACTCAATGCTTCGGTGATGGCGTCAATCAATGCAACTGCATTACATTAAGGAGGCGAATATGGTAGACGTAGAATTGAAAGATGATGGTCGTGTTGTACTAGTCGGAGATTTTGTGTTCTACGCATCTCCGCAGATTTTCGACCCGATAACATTCACACCACGGAAGAAAATCTCATTCGGTCTTGGTATGGAACTTACGCAAGATATGAAGGCGTATTATCAAGCGAGTGTGACAGATGAAGAGATTCGAGAGAAGTTGGGACAGAAGTTGAAAGAGGATTTTATCAAGGCACTCAAAGATGGATTCAAGAACGACCCATCATATCCAGAAAAGGAGTACAAATAATGAGACGACTAGAAACAGCGCTAAGCGCGTATCGCGTGAAACAGATAAATAAGTGTGCAAAACAAGCCAAATTGTTGGTGGATACATATGCAACAAATCCAACAAAAGGAACGCGAAGTGACTTGAATTACATACTTGATTGTATCAAAGAATCGCATACTCGATACGAAAGGTAAAACAGATGGGAAAACCATTATTGGTAGTACAAGCTGCCATTGCGACAAGGAGTGGATATGGCGAACACTCTAGAGACATAGTGCGTTCACTTATCAAGATGGACAGATATGACATAAAGATACTCGGAACTCGGTGGGGTGAAACGGCATACATCAACCTTGACACCGATAGGGACAGAGAAATCTTCAAGCGTATATTGAAGGAACCAAAACTTCCGCGCAAACCGGAAATCTTTGTTCACATCACCGTACCGAATGAGTTTCTGAAAATGGGACAGTACAATATCGGTATTACTGCCGGTATTGAAACGACACACTGTTCTGCGGTGTGGCTAGAAGGAATGAACCGAATGAATATGGTTATCGTTCCATCTAAACATTCAAAGGAAGTATTCGACAAAACGAATTACACACAGTTGGATGATAGGACAAAGCAACCCATTGGAAAGTTGAAATGCAACGTTCCAGTTGAGATATTATTTGAGGGTGTGGATACGAGTGTATTCCATTACGAGAGCAATACATCAACTTCAGTACGTTCCGAATTGAAGGGGGTTACTGAGTCGTTCTGTTTTCTATTTGTTGGGCATTGGTTGCAAGGTGAATTGTTCCACGACCGTAAAGACGTGAGTGGATTGATAAAGGTGTTTCTTGAGACATTCAAGAACGTACCCAATCCGCCTGCGTTAATTCTCAAAACATCACTTGGTACATATTCCATTTCAGACCGCAATGAATGTATGAGACGCATTGCGATGATTAAGAAAATGGTCGCAACAGATAAACCATTGCCTAGTGTCTATCTTATCCACGGTGATTTAACAGACGATGAGATGAATAGTCTCTACAATAACAACAAAGTGAAGGCGCATATCTCATTCACGAAGGGTGAGGGATTCGGTCGTCCTTTGTTGGAGGCATCTTTGAGTCGAAAACCCGTAATCGCGCCAGCGTGGAGTGGACAGCTTGACTTTTTGAACAAACAGTTCTCGATGCTATTGCCGGGACAGATACAGAAAGTCCATCCGACAGCTGTATGGAAAGACGTAATCGTTGAAGAGTCGTCGTGGTTCTATATCAACTATCAAGTTGCATCTAATGTGATGTCACAGCTGTGGAGAGACTACAACAAACACAAACAAAACGCATTGAAACAAGCGATGTTCTCTGAACAGAACTTTTCATTCAATCGGATGCACGAAGAGTTTGTCAAGATACTCGACAAATATCTTCCAAAGTTCGAAGTGCCGGATGAAGTAGTCGCAACAATTCCGAAACTTGGTTCAATCAAACTTCCGAAGTTGAAACCAATAGTACCACCAGCGACTAAAACAGAGATAGGTACACTCAATAGTGAAATGGAAGTGAAGAGTATGCAACTTCCAGAACCGATGAGTGAACACGATAGTCCAATACCGCAAGGTAAGATGGAAAATCCGATAGTAACAACGGAGGAAAAAACAAATGAGACAGAGACAAGTGGAATACAATCCGGAAGCGAAACCGTTTGAAGTGATTGAAGAAGCGGTGAATTGTCCAATATGTAATGGAGAAGGGACGTGTATGACGCAGAAGGAAATCAGTCGTAGGGATGAGAATACCATTGAGAATGGAGAATATACGATTGAAGAATACATAGAACATTATCTATGTGTCCGTTGTGGATATACCACGACCAGTGATATGGTTGTAGGTTCGCCAGCTGCAGAACTTGCTCGTGTCAATTCTCCGAAATTGGTACAAGATTTGAAGGTGATGGACAATGTGCGGAACATTGTATGGTTTCCGTCTGTCATTAACATACCTACAAAGGGATGCATCTATCCTGACACCGATCCCGAAGGGTGGCATTGGGTATGTGCGCCTGCCGTGCCTTTGACAAAAGAAGAAATAGAATCATATTTATCTACGAACGCAGAAGTGCAGAAATATCAATACAGACTTGCAACGGAGAAATCGCAGACGTTTGACAAGAATGACTTTCAGAACGCCGTTGCGTTTCTCGGTGCGTTAGTCGGGAGGAAAGAATGATAAGTACGTGGGCAGTATTTTGGATATGCGTTGCGGTCATTCTCGTAAGTGCTAATTGGTCAACGGTAGTTTCAGAAAACATAAAACTTAAAGCTAAAATTCGAGAACTCAAATGCCGGAAGTAAAGAAGAAACTACCAAACTACCTAGAGTTGCACAAGAGGAATTTCTTGAGTGAGCAACAGTTCAACAAGACCAATCTGCAACCAGGCGCAATCATATGGTTCACCTACATAGACGACGAGAAGAAAACAACCAAACCATTGGTGATTGTATTGAATCCCGTCTATCACGGCAATATGCACGTACTCCGTATAGATGAAGTCAGACCTGAAGTGGTAGAGAAAATTGTGCAACAGGTGGATTTGTGGTTCAATAAGAGATTGAATCAGCAAGCGGATTTACGTCTACCATTGTTGAAGGTTAACGTGGGAAGTCCGAAATCATTCTATGAGTCGAAGTTGAAACCAATGCTTCCAAAGTTGGTTAAGACAGAACTGCCGGAATTATACCGTGAGTATACAGTCAATCGTATTTCGAACGTCAAGTTGATTGAGTACCGATTCACTCTTCAAGAACAGAGAGATGAAGCTGCACTTGAAAAGAAAGAAAAGGAAGTGAAGTTGATGAAACAAGCTATAGACCGTGTACGTGCAGAAGCTCAAGCACGTGCGATCAAGAAAGGGTAAGGTTCTAAATGAAAATCAGTTATGCAATCACGTTCAAAGATGAAATTCAAGAGTTGGATTCCCTACTATCAAAACTGCATAGGTGGCTTGCAGAAGTCACTTACGATTATGAGATAGTCATTCTGCAAGATACTAATGCTGAAGGTATCGTACTTCCTATACGCGGACATAAAGTAGTGTGTCGAAAGTTTGATGGGAGTTTTGCAGAACACAAGAATTTCCTCACGTCAAAATGCCACGGAGAGTTCATCTTTCAGATAGACGCAGACGAGTATCCTTCAAGTATATTGGTGGAAGAAATTGGTAACATCATTGACACGAATCCTACGGTTGATTTGTATTGGGTTCCGCGAGTCAATACCGTTACGGGATTGACACCACAACATATACAAGAGTGGGGATGGCAAATGTCCAATCTAGAGAATGTGGAACTGCCCGTGGTCAATTGGCCAGACTATCAAGGTCGTATCTTCCGAAATTCAAGAGACATATATTGGTTTGGCAAGGTTCACGAACAGATAAAAGGTGCTGGAATAGTTACGAAGTTGCCTGCAGAAATCATATGGGCACTCTTTCATCCAAAGACAATAGAACGACAAGTAAAACAAAACCAAATGTACTCACAAATGCAAAGGTGACATTATGAGTTTCTTAAGTATGTTACGCGGTGAACCGTCAAGTCCATTGTACAAAGACCCTATGCCGATTTTCTACACATTCACTTCTTCAGGAAGTAGTGAAGTTCGACCGTGGTATCTTGACCAAGACAATCACAAACGATTCTTGAATCAAATCGCGACAGCAACAACTGCATCAGTCGCCGTAGTTGAAACAAACGGTAGTGGTCTACCGAATATTGAATGGGTTCTTACAGATGGAACACCTCTCAAATCAAACACAAAATACAGTGCAATCAAATATGAAGGGAACGGTACCGTATACGTCCTGGGAGAAGAGATATGAAAGTAATAGATGGTCAAGGTACAATAATGGAAACAACAAATCCATTATATAAAGAACCGCACCCAATTTTCTTTTCATACATCACGTCAGGTAGTGCGCAGATGTTTATGTTCGACTTGACACACGATGATTGGAAAAAGAAAATGGGTGAAGTTGCGGAGTCAATGGTTATCCGTGAAGAAGTTCTCGTAACGGATGGAATGGGATTTCCGACATTGGACGAGAATGGTGAATCGGTAAGTAACGTTATGGGAATAGGCCCACTCAAACCGAATACGAAGTATCGTTCAGTGTTGTATGATTGGAACGCAGACAAACATTGGAATCAAACAGCCATAATTCGTGTATTGGATAAGGAAGTTGTAGAATGAATGTTCTCATAGGTGGTGCAGACGGTTACGATTGGAGTCAACTGCGCGGATGGGTTCTCACGTCCGAATGTTTCAACGGAAAGAGAGTCCTTCTCACATATCGTATGGACGAAGAGACGGAGAAGAAATGTATTGCTCACGGTATTGAGATTGTCCGCGTGAACAATGACATTTATGGTCAACCGTTGAATCATCATTCGCGTGACCATATGGGAGCGCCGGGAACCATCTCACACGAAATGCGTTACTTTCACGCTTGGCAATATCTCTCGGAACAAGATGATGTTCGGTTTGTCGTTCTCACTGATACGAGAGACGTAATCTTTCAGAGAGACCCGATAGAGTTTCTTCAAGGGAAACTTTCGGAAGGAACAGAGAAACTTCTCGCGCCGGCAGAGGGTATCCTGTACAGAGACGAACCGTGGGGTACGGAGAATCTGTATCGAGCATATGGTGGGTATGTGTATGAGATGATGAAAGACTTCCCTACGTACAATTGTGGTACAATTGCTGGAGTGATGCCGTTTTTCAAAGACCTTCTCTTGGTTAATTACTTTCTTGCGAATGGACGCACGTATCCAGCAGACCAATGCTCATTCGCGATACTTTTGAGAACGTTGTTGAGAGACGATACATATTTCTGTCACCACAACGAAGGTTGGGCCTGTCAAGTCGGAGTGACCGCAGACCCTTCAAAGATAGATGCGTTCCGTTCGAAACTTATCACCGCAGAACCAATAATGAAAAATGATGGGTTTGTAGAAACGTCAAATGGAAAATTGTTCTGTATCGTTCATCAATATGAACGCAATCCACGGTGGTTACAACTCATAAACAAACGATTGGATGAATATGAAACGCTCGATAATCATTCCGTATAGAAACAGAGAGGAACACCTTTCTATTCTCGTTCCGCGATTAAGGGAAGTTCTTCTCGGTGACTATGAGATAGTCATTGCAGAACAAGACGACAATGAGAAGTTCCGTTTGAGTATGTTGTACAATATCGCGTTCAGATGGACATACGGAGAACAAGTTGTATTCCACGACGTTGATTACATTCCGTCCGACAACGTGGTGTATAATGCGCTAGACGATAACCCATATTATCCGGTGAAACAAGTGGTGTTTCTTGCGGAAGATAACGCGACACCTAAACGATTGGAAGATATACCCGGTGGATACAGGCACTTTCACATAGACGTGGGAAACCATAGTGGTGGCGTCTATGTGATGCGAAGGGGAACATTTGAAAAACTCAATGGACTGAACCCATTATATGTAGGATGGGGCAAAGACGACGATGATATGCGTGCTCGTATTGGAAGATTGGGATTGAAACAAGTGCGTGGTAGTGGATTGTTCTATGCATTGCATCATCCAGATTCTGGACCACCACCGACAGACCCCGACTTTCAAAACAACGAGCAGATATTTTCTCATTGGTGGGATTTTGTAGGGTATGGATTGAAACAATCAAAAGCCGATGTGGTCGCTAACTATCCGACAGATGCAGGATGGGAAAACGTTACGTGGTTGAAGATAAAAAACTTTAGGGTAGAGAAATGAAATTCACGACACGAACATATAACAGTGTGGAGTTCAATAGGTTGTACGGAACAATCATAAAGTCCAGCACAACGGACAAGTTACAAGACGAGATTGAGTATTACAATCATATTCCCGACACATTGAAGCCGTTTTTTCCGCGTATACTATCAGCTGGATTTGATACTGTTACAAACCGATGGTGTATAGTGATGGATTATTACCCAGGGTATAAGTCTCTTGGAGACTATATGACCGATGGTGCTCTTTCACGTGAACAGTGGGTTTCAATCGCACGTAAGTTGGGCGCGATACTTCAATTGTTCTCTAACTATCATCCATTCGACACATCAGAACGGATTCAATACAATGTGTGTCGCACACGTATGTTCATAGACAAAACGATAACGGAATATGACAATCTTCAAAAGTTTCCTGAACTGAGACGGTTGATGGAGAACTCCACCATCTTTATCAACAATGCATCATACAAAAATTTCAATGTAGTGTGGCCTGAGATAAAAGAACAGATAGACAAACGATTGATAACGAACATACCATTCTCGTTCATACACGGCGATTTCTGTTTCGCAAATATACTCTGCGGATTCGTGAATGATGAACCGGTGTTCAAGTTCATAGACCCGCGCGGTTCTTTTGGCGCGAAAGGAGTATACGGTGACCCGATATATGATTTTGCTAAGTTGATGCACTCATATGCAGGTGGATATGAGTTTATTATCAACGACCACTTTACGCAGGAACACGAAGATAATAGGATTCATTTTACCATTGGCCGTAATGACCAACGTGCAGTTATCAAAGACGTATTCTACAATGAGTTCTTCGGAATGAAGAACGGAAATGTAAACGCAATGTTGGTGGAAGGATTGCTGTTCATCAGTATGTGTGCGCGTCATTATGATTCACTCGACAGACAGAAAGTAATGTACGCAACGGGCGTACAAATTCTCAACGACGTTTTAGGATATCTATGAAACTCAATATAATTGTATGTGCGGCTGGCGAAGGGAAACGCTTTAGAGGTGTTGGATATACCGTATCCAAACCGTTCATTCCGATTAAGGGGAAACCCATTATCGAATGGACAACGCGCTCAATGCCATTTATCAGTCACCACGACGAAACACCATTGTGGGTTATTGATTATTCGTTGACGTTCGCAATACGTGAAGAAGATTGGGAACACGAACAGACCTTGCACGACATTTACGGTGAAGGTGTCAATGTTGTGAAGTTTCCACGGTTGACAAGAGGCCCGCTCGAAACTGCATTGCAGACTACGTTGACTCTTCCAAGTTCAGCACAAAATGAACCTGTATTGATATTGGATGCAGACAATCGGTATGATGGAATCAACTTCCTATGGTTCATTGATAAGATGCGACGAAAGAGTACTCTCTTTGGTGCGTTGTGTTATTTTGAACCTATGGACGATAGTGCAAAGTGGTGTTTCGTATTTCCGAATCACGACAACATATTGAGAGTTGCTGAGAAAGACCCTATCGCATTGAAGGCGGGCGGAAAACCGATTATGGGAGTATACTATTACAGTAAGTTGATGTTGTTTGAGTCAACAGCAGATGAAATTTTGAATCAACCGCAGACAAGAGAATACTATATGTCACAGTCAATGCAGAAATTGATTGACAAAGGTATAGACGTATTCGGATTGAAGGTAGAGGGAATCGTACCAATAGGAACACCAGAGGACATTGAGAAATATGCTGAGAATCTGCATTGACATAGATGGTTGCATTTGTACTACGAAACGCCCTGACCAATCCTACGCAGACGTAGACCCCTTGCCGGGTGCAGTTGAGACTATTCAAAGATGGAAGAGTGAGGGATACTATATCATTCTCGACACCGCACGGCATATGGTAACGTGTAGCTCAAATGTGGGAAGAGTGATTGCATTGCAAGGTAAGACACTTTTTGAGTGGTTGGATAAATGGAAAATACCATATGATGAAATCCATTTTGGTAAACCTTACGCGGACGTGTACATTGACGATAAAGCCATAAGACTTGAATCGTGGATACGAATAGGAGAACAGATACCGTGAGAATTGCATTGTGTATATCAGGTCAACCGCGCTGGATAGAGAGAACCTATCACGAACATATAAAGAAGAATCTCATTGACCCCAATGGTGAAGTTGACGTATTTGTTCATACGTGGTTTGACGAAAGTGTAGCTGGAAAAGTGATTATGCAGGCTGCCGGGATGTATCAAGCAAGTGAACCAATATCCGCGCAGACACCAGAAATTATCACTGACTTGTATCACCCAAAGGTAGTAAAGATTGAACCACAACGACAGTTCGATGTAAAAGACTACGCGAATAGAAAACTTGAGTTTATCAATGTGTTCTATCAATTGAGTGCAATCTATTCTATATGGGCTGCGAATGAACTGAAAACACGTTATGAAATGGAAAACCGATTTACGTATGATGTAGTGATTCGGTTACGATTTGATTTCTGTTTGGAATCACCGTTACTTTTGTCTGACTATCCAATGACGAAGGTTTATGTTGTGAACAATTGTGCTCATCACGATGGAATCAACGACCAATTTGCATTTTCGGGTTCCTATTATATGAATGTGTATTCGGACTTGACTAATTGGATAGAACAATATTATCGAACATCGAATGTGAGATTTGCTGGAGAATGCTTGATACGTCACCACCTTGAACAACAAGGGATACCTTTTGGAGCAATTGATGTACCAACTATTCTTATGCATCAAGTAATAGAACGTGAAAGACAAGCGGCAATCGCACGAAAGGCAGAGAACGAATACAACAGAAGTAGGATTCCTCCAGTATGGACACCGAAAGGATAATATGGACTACACGAATTTTGATGAACTGATTGCAAACTACAAAGACACCGAAGAAGTTCACCGCGATATTTGGATTCAGTTCAAACAGAAAGTGAACGCAACATACTATCTCAAGAATCACCGCGACTACATTGTACGGACGCGCAGAGGGTATGGAAACCGTTCATTGCATTACCTATGGGAATTGCTGGTAGAACAAATGCCAGTACAATTCAAGTTCCTAGAGATTGGTGTGTATATGGGGCAAGTAATCAGTCTCGTACAACTCATATCCAATGAACTGAAAAAGGAACCACATATTTACGGCGTAACACCATTGTCCAATGATGGCGACAAGTACTCTAAACATCCAGATGTAGACTACCGGCAAATCATTGCAGAAGTCTACGCAGAGTTTGGATTGAAACTGGATAGAACGCATATCATTGAGGGGTTGTCTACGCAGATGAACATAATGATATTCGTTAAGGGTATCTCAATGCCGGAAGGATTTGATATTGTGTTCATAGACGGTGGACACGACTATGAAACGGTAGAATCGGATTTGAAATGGTACGCACCATTGGTGAAGGTGGGCGGATTCCTGGTGATGGACGATGCATCGAACTACTTGAAGATGCCGAGGGGATTGATACGGATGGATTGGTTTGGTTTGCCGGACGTATCCAATGCAGTACGAGACGTGATTGAACCAGATGATAGTTTCCAACACCTATTTGCAGTAGGACATAACAGAGTATGGAAGAGGGTAAAATGAGAACGTGTCTGTATGTAACATCAGGATTTCTTGGTGATATTCTCTTTGGAAGTTCCGTTGCAAAGAGACTGAAAGAAGAGGGACAGTTTCAAGTGGTGAGTTACTATGTGGGATTCCCACAAGTTGTACCATTATTGAAACGTAATCCGTGGATAGATGATGTTACCATTGCGAATGTTCCGTCACCATTTCCTATTCCGCCAAGTGGATTCTTCAATGCATATGATGTAGTACTCAAACAACCTATTCATACGTTTGACATTCAACCAGCATTGCAAGACCAAATTGCAGCCGGAGCACGAAAACCAAATGCAGATTTCAAAGTGTACACGGTGCCCGAATACGATGAAACGTGGGAACTTAGGTTCAAATCAGTACGCGCGGCTGGATATAAGGTTCTTGCAGTATTGAGTAATTGGAAAGAGAAGTCATTTCTCTTTACCGAAGAGGAATACAAGAGGGGGATAGACGTACCCTATAAAGGGTATGGTGGAAGTAACCGAAAGATTGAATGGATACTTGAGCAACTTGGAAAGGATTTTGCATTGGTGGAAGTCGGTGTACCGTTGAATGTGTATCAAACAATGGGACGCGAGAATGAGTTTGCAGAACAAGCTTCATTTATCAAACAGTGCGATTACTTCATTGGTGCAGAGGGTGGGCTAGCGAACGTTGCATATGGTGTAGGAACCAAGACAATCCTCACGTCTGATTTTGTGCATCAGTTGTACGGATGGAATGGAGTAGTACGGAAGGTGAAGGATTTGAAATTGGGGCCTCGGTTCTATGGTAAACCTGGACACATAGACCTAGACCCATACTTGACAGATGAACAAGTCGTCGCAGAGATTAGGAGAATCGTAAATGGATAGTGAGTTACAAAGAATCTATGAAGAACACCGCGACAGACAAGATTCGGACATTAAGGAATATATGGAGATGCTCTTCGAAGTGTCCAAAGAGTGTTACCATATAACAGAGATGGGAGTCCGCGAAGTCAATACAACGTGGGCATTTATGTATGGTCTGTCACTTTCCGGTAAAGAATGGAATCGCCTTG